TGGACGCTAGCCTTCGCGAGATCATCATTGAAATCGGTAACTCGCTGATTCGAATGTCTCCGGTAGATACCGGGCGATTCCGTGGCAATTGGCAGATGTCCATCGATGCGCCGCCGGAAGGGACGCTTGGAGTGGTTGATCCGACCGGAGCGGCAGCAACAGCACGCATCGCAGAAGGGTCGATTTTCTTCCGGGCAGGAACCACGGCGTTCATTGTGAACAATTTGCCTTATGCGATACCGCTAGAGTACGGCCATTCCGACCAGGCTCCGGGGGGAATGGTGCGAATCACTCAGGCGCGTTTCCAGCAAATTGTCCTGGAGGCCATCAGGAACCATAAAGTATGAGCCACAACATCATCGCTGCAGCGTTCGAGTCGCGCCTGCTTGCCTGGGCCAAGGCTAGAGCCAAGCCACTGAAGGTCGTGGTGGAGAACGAGGCATATACGCCAGGCGCCGCCGAGACGTATCTCCGAGCCTTCACGCTGCCGTCAGTCACGGCCAGCAACACGCTAAGCGGCGATCACCGCCTCTATACCGGCGTGTTTCAGGTGAATATCGTGACGCCGTCCGGGAAGTACCGGACCGAGGCAAGCAGCATCGTGGATGAGTTGGCGGCTTTGTTCCCCTTGAATCTGCGCGTTGCTCGCACCGGATTGATCGTGTCAGTGATGACGCCGGTTGCGCCCGGCCCAGGAATTCCAGACGGCAACAGTTTCACGGTATCTGCTTCGTTCCAATATCGGTCCGACACCAACTGAGCGACGTCGCGCTAGAATCGATTCCTGAACAGACGTAATCGGACTCCTCCATGGATGATGCAACGAAGGCGCGCCTACAGTGGCTGGATGAGTCAGCCGACGATCATGGTTGGAGCAACCGTGAGGAGATCAACGCTAGCGAAAAATGCATTTGCAGCGCCTGCGGCCAATGGTCGAAACCGGACCAAATCGCGAAGTGGCACAACGAGAAACATGCCTGTTGTCCTCATTGTGGGCTGACCGGTGTCGTCGTTGGCTCCGCATCAGGACTGCCCCTTGAGGAATACGAGAGCTGTCGAATTCCTGAGTAGCAGTCCATCCAAAATTCGCCCGTTGGGCAAACCCTGAACCCGCCATTGAGCGGGTTTTGTCATTTCTAAACAGAGGGAAATACATGAGCGCCATTCTCCCCAACGGCTCCATCCTTGAAATTGCTGCCACATTCAGCCCACCGACTCCAGTGACCGCCATCAGTAACGCTAACCCTGCGGTGGCAAATGCCGCTGCGCACGGCCTGTCGAATGGCGACATTTTGGTGGTGACTTCGGGTTGGACTCGCCTGAACGATAAGGTTGTTCGTGTCGCCGGTTCTGATGCCGGCTCGTTCGAACTGGAAGGCGTCAACACCACCAACACCACGGTCTATACCGCTGGAGCGGGGGCAGGGGCTGTCCGTGCTGCGAGTGGTTGGGCGCAAATCAGCCAAGTTACCGACAGCAACAGCTCTGGTGGTGAACAGCAGTTCACCACCTTCGGCTTCCTTGAAGAGTCGGACGACCGTCAACTGCCGACAACGAAGTCTCCGATCAGCATGGCTATCACCGTTGCTGATGACCCATCGCTTCCTTACGTTGCGGTTTGTGAGGCGGCTGATGAAGATCGCGAGCCTCGCGTTGTGCGGCTGACTCTGCCCAATGGCTCCGTCATCTACTACCACGCATACGTCTCGATCACGTCTACTCCTACATTGTCCCGGAACAGCATCATGACCCGGACTGTCACGCTGTCTCTGGCCGCTCGCCCAACCCGATACGCTGCGGCGGTGTAAGTCATGGCGAAGATCAAGATTGCTCAAAACCCGACCTTCAAAACGAAGGTCGCCATCCCGCGCGTGGGCGCTGATCCGGTCAGCGTTGAGTTCGAATTTAAGTACCTGGATCGCCTGGCCCTGGCTGCTCACTTCGACAAGTGGAACGCCGTCCGTGAGGATCATGCGAAGAAGGTCCAGGAGGACGGTCTCTCTTGGCATGAGGCCACGGTGGCAGAAATAGACATCCAGGTCGGCCAGCTCAAGGACATCATTGCCAATTGGGCCTTTGACGAGAAGCTGTCAGATGAGTCGCTGACAGCGCTTGTCACCACCTGCGTTGGCGCGCCGCAGGCAGTGCTTTCTGCCTACCAAAACGCCTATCAGTCGGCCCGCCTGGGAAACTGACCGGCGCCGCTCGCGTCATGTACGAACCGGGGCCATCCGAGGCAGCCCTAGCAGCCTTCGGCATGACGTTAGACGACATTCCCGAGACTGAATACGAGGTTTGGCCGGACAACTGGCGGGCTTTCCTGCTGTTCGAGGCAATGTCGACTCAGTGGCGAACGGGAATGGGCGGAGCCTCTGGCTTGGACTACAGCGCACTCCCGCCAGTGGCAAGCATGCTGGGCATAACGCGGCGCGAATTATCAGAAGCCTTCCAGGACATCCGTGTCATGGAAGCAGAAGCCATGCTCGTGATGAGCGAATCGAAATAACGGAGCCTGAATGACTTCTATTGCTGAACTCGGCATCAAGGTTGATTCGACTGATGCTGCGCAAGCGAGCTCCGATCTCGATAAGCTCACCGCTGCGGGTGCCCGCGCAGAAAAAGCCGCTGAGGGTGTTGCCAAGGGCGCGGACAAGGCATCGGAATCGATCAAGAAGCAGAAGGATGAGCTGAGCGAGCTCCTCGGCGAGATTGATCCGACGGTAAAGGCCCTAGGGCGGCTTGACGAGCTTGAAAGCAGGCTAGCGAAGCAGAAGAAGCTCGGCGCGCTCGATGCAGCTACCTTTAGCGAGTATCAGGCCAAAATTGAGCAGTCTCGGGCGAGCCTCGGGGGCTTCGAAGACTCGCTGACTCGCACCGGTAACACGGCTAAGCAGACGGCTGCCGCGTTGCGTGGAGTTCCTGCTCAATTCACTGATATCGTCGTGTCGCTCCAGGGCGGTCAGTCTCCGATGACTGTTCTGCTCCAGCAAGGCGGCCAACTCAAGGATATGTTCGGCGGCATTGGTCCTGCCGCGCGAGCCCTAGGCGGATACATCCTTGGCCTTGTTAATCCCTTCACGGTTGCCGCTGCGGCTGTTGCTACCCTCGGATACGCCTTCGTTTCAGGCAGTGAAGAGGCGGTCGAGTTTCAGAAATCGATCATCCTTACCGGAAACGCTGCGGGCACTTCGGCTGACGCTCTGTCCAACATGGCGCAACAGGTGGCCGCAACCGTCGGCACAACTGGCGCAGCGTCGGAGGTACTGGCAAAGCTTGCTAGCAGCGGCAAGATTGCGAGCAGCAGTTTTGAAGGGGTTGCGACCGCGGCGCTGGAGATGGAAAAGACCACTGGCCGGGCGGTGGAGGAAACGATCGCCGAGTTCGTGAAGATCGGAAAAGACCCAGTCGCAGCCGCGAAAGAGCTCAACGATCAATACAACTTCCTGACGGCAACGACGTATGCGCAAATCGTTGCGCTGAAAGAGCAGGGCGACACTATCGGCGCGGCCAAACTGCTGACCGACACCTATGTCGATACCATCAAGAATCGCAGCAGTGAGGTCACGGAAAATCTCTCAATCTGGGAGCGTGGGTGGAAAAGCCTAAAGGGAGAAATCTCGGCCACGGCTGATGCCATAAAAAACATCGGGCGTGATCAGACCCTGGCTAGCCAGATCACCGAAGCGCAGCAACGTGTGGCGGCGGCCCAGAGTGCCCTAAATGGCATGCCGGACGACACCGATGCCCAGGCCAAGCTGACCAATTCAAAGCTGGAACTGGAATTTCTCATCCAGCAGAAGAACACCCAGGACGCCATCGCCAAAGCTCAGGGGTTGAGCGCACAGAGACAGCGTGAAGGCATCGACGCGAGAATCCGCGTGAAGGCCATCAGCGACTCCAGCCTTTCCAGCGAGGAGAAGCGCAACGACCTTATCAAGGAGTACAAGCGGGAGGTCGAGGCGCTGCGCAGGGCAAACCCCGACGATCCGCTGGTTCAGGAAGCTGTCGTCGCGAAGACGATCCAGAACATTCGGGACCGGAACAAAGATCCGAAAACCGCGACGTCGTCCATCAACCTCACCGACTTCAACGACTCAAAAAATCAGCTAACGCTGATCCTCAGCGAATACAAGAGCGCTCAGAGGGAGCTGGAAGCAGCGCAGAAAGCCGGCCTGCTCACACAGGAAGACTATCTCCTCAAACGTAGAGCCCTTATCGGCAATGAGCGGGATGAGGTAACCGCAGCTTACCAGGCGGAGATCGCAGCTCTCGAGGCATCGAAGAGCCAAGCCAGCACCACAGCCGCCCAGCGCATTCAGTTGGACCAAAAAATCGCCGATGCCAAAGCCAGCATGATCAAGGCGCAAAAGGAGGCTGACAGCGAGCTTGAGGTGATCGCAACGAATGAGCAGGGGAGGCTTGCGAAGCAGGCCCAGGCCGTCAAATCCTATACCGACGCGTTGGATCAGCAGAACGCTGCCCTGCGCCGTGCTGGAAGCCGTGCCGCAGACGGAGTCGGGCTTGGCGACCGCCAAAATGCGATCAATAGCGAGCTGAACGGCATCGCTGATCGTGCGAATCAGCAACGGTTAGATCTGGCTCGAGACAAGGCCGACCAGGCGCGAAACATGAGCGCTGAGGAATACAGAGCCAAGCTGGACGCGATCAACCGAAGCGAACGGGAGATGAGCGAAACCGTGCTCAGCAACTACGAGCAGTTGTCTGAAGCTCAGGGAAACTGGAGAAACGGCGCAACGTCTGCGTTCAGCAACTATCTGGACAGCGCGCGTGATGTGGCTGGACAAACCAAAAGCCTATTCACCAATGCTTTTAGCTCCATGGAAGATGCTTTGGTCAGCTTTGCGATGACCGGGAAGCTGTCGTTCTCGGATTTCGCAAAGTCGGTATTGGCCGACATGGCTCGTATGGCTGCCAGAGCGGCTACGTCATCCGCGCTCAGCTCGTTGTTTGGCATCGCTGCATCCGCTGTTGGCTCCTATTTCGGCAGCCCTGCTTCTGCCGGCTCGACGCAGGCTGGTTACTCCGGCGATTTGTCGGGCTTCACTCCGGGAAGCATTCAGGCCAAGGGCGGTGCGTGGGCTGGCGGCGTGCAGATGTTTGCCGACGGTGGGGCTTTCACCAATTCGGTAGTCAGCAAGCCGACCGCCTTCGGTATGGCTGGCGGAGAGACCGGAATCATGGGTGAAGCCGGGCCGGAGGCAATCATGCCGCTGACTAGGACAGCAGGTGGCAAGCTCGCCGTGATGGCGGTAGGTCGCGGCCAGAGTTCCAGCACCAACCAAGTGGTAATTCAGCAGAACATCGCCGTGCCGGATGGGCAGGGTGCTGGAGGCACTGATGAGACCACCAGTCAGGCCGTTGCCCAAGCTTACGCCCGGGCGGCCAAGCAGGGCGCTCAAGAGCAAATTGCTCGCGATTTGAGGCCTGGCGGCCAAATCTGGCAAGCCATCAACAAACGGTAATCCCCGCTTCGGCGGGTTTTTTTTTTAGGAACATACCGCATGGAAACTTTCACCTGGGCTCCGGATAAAGAGCCTTCCGGTACGGTGAGTTTTCGCCGCAAGTCAGCAAAATTTGGCGACGGATACGAGCAGGTCGCTGAGGACGGGATGAACAATAAAACCCAGTCTTGGCCGCTGACATTCACCGGAC